GAAGTGATCCACAAGAAACTCGATCGCTTGGATGAGGCCGTTCGCGGCAACGGCAAGCCGGGGATCCTGATCCGCCTGGATCGTCTGGAACAGGACGCCAAGCGACAGAGCAAACTGGTCTGGTTGATCGTGGGTGCGGCCGTGGTGGCTGTGACATCGGGCGCCATTGCATGGATCGCGGGGTGAACGGATGAGTTTGGTTATCGACATCGCCGACGCCGTAGCTACGGAACTGAACGCTGCCGCTCCGGGCACGTTCAGTGAGGCGTTCACCGCCGATCGGAAGGTTCTGCCGGCCCACGAACTGTCGAACCTGGCTGACCTGAAGGTGACCGTCGTCCCCAAGGCCGTCGAGATCAGTGGTTCGACGCGAAGCGCCAGCCAGTACGACATTACCGTGGATATCGGCGTGCAGAAGAAGCTGGGCAAGGACCTCGACAGCGAGGTCCCGGTTCTCAGCACGCTGGTCGATGAGATCGCGGACTACCTGCGCAGACGTCCGTTGTCAGCCGCTGCGTTCGCCGTCTGGGTGAGAACGGTCAATGAGCCGGTCTACGTCCCTGAGCATTTGGCGGCCCAGCGCGTGTTCACCAGCGTCCTGACGGTCACTTACCGGGCCATGAAGTAGCGGGAGACTCTCATGAACAACACCATCATGCGAAAGGTCGATGTGACGGCCGGGTATCAGGCGCTGGTGTCCACTCAACTGGTCGCCACCGTCACCGTTTCCTGCCCACCGACCAACGCCGACGTCGTCACCTTCAAGGGCGACGACGGCTCCGACGTGCCCTGGCAGCCCGGCGAATGGCACACGCTGCATCACGTGGATCTGTCGGCCATCGAGATCAAGGGCGCCGTCGGCGACACCGTCACCATCGTCGGAGGCACTTGGTAATGGGCTATCGCAGACCGGACACAACCTTCGGCGACGGCTCGGACGGGCACGCCCACTATACGATCGCCGGTGGGGCAACTCAGTTGCTCCCGAAAGCGAGGATGCAGTACGCCTCTCTCCAGATCGACGCGGGCGTGACGCTCAAGCAGAAGCAATGGAAGGACGACTACGCCCCGGTCTGTTGGATCTTCTGCAGAACCCCGATCATCATCAACGGCATCCTCTCGGTGTCCGAAGTGGCGGGGGCATGGACGGGCTCCGGCGCGATGGAGCCGGGCGACCTGACCAACAATAACGGCGGGGCCCAGGGCGGCTTCGGTCCCGCTCCCGGCGGAGTCGGCTTCGGCGGTATCTACCCTATCCGTGGCGGGGGTGCTGTGGGAGGCCAATCTCAGACTGGTTGGGTTCCTGGCTACAGCACGAATCAGACCACGGCCGGGGAAGATGGCGACGCCGATGTCAATGAATCGCTCACCTCTCTTGTGGGTCCCGATCAGCTGTACCGCTTCTGTGCGGGTTCCGGCGGAGGCGTGGCAGATGACGACGGCGGGATCGGGGGCGGGATCATCGTGGTAACCGCACCGGCGATCACCTTCGGCGCAAGTGGCAAGATCGAAGCCAAAGGGGGCGACGGGTTCGGAGATTTGGAGAACGCCGGTTCCGGCGGTGGGGGCGGCGGATACATCGAAACGAACACGAAAACCGTCGTCGAGGCGGCCAAGTTGGACGCCTCCGGCGGCGCTGGCAGCACCGGGGCAGCCGGCAACAACGGCGGCGCGGGAATGGATGGCCTGATTATCCGGAGAATCTTGTGATCGGCCTCAAATGCAAGGTTGTGTTCTTCGACGGCAAGGCCATACGACGCCATGTGGACCGCGCGACACGGCGCGTTCTGAGCCGATTCGGGGCGTTCGTTCGTCGGACCGCCAAGCAGTCGATTCGCAAACGGAAGCAGCCGTCGGCGCCCGGCACGCCGCCGTCGAGCCACACGGGGCTGCTGCGGAAGTTCATCTGGTTCGGGTACGACCCCGGCAAACGGAGCGTCGTCATCGGACCGGCTCGTCTGAGCCAGAAAGGCCGCGGCGAAGCGCCGAGCCTGCTGGAGTACGGCGGATCGACCACGTTGGAGCGTGAAGGCAAACGCAAACGCACGAGAGTACGGGCCAGGCCTTTCATGAGGCCGGCGATGGACAAAGAGCAACCCAAGCTGCCGGCTATGTGGCGCGACAGTATCACGTAAAGGAGCCACACGATGTCGCAGGAATTCGTCATCGGCATGGATGGCAAAGCGTATCAGGGCCCGGCCGACACGGCGATCGGGTCGCTGACGGAGATCGCCAACATCAAGGATGTGACCGTCTCACTCGAAGCCGGGGAGGCCGATGTCACCACTCGCGGCAACAGCGGATGGCGGGCGACCGCCCCGACGCTCCGCGAATGCACCGCCGAGTTCGAGATGCTCTGGAAACCCGCCGACGCCTCGTTTGTCGCGATCAAGAACGCGTTCCTCAACGGGACGACGCTGGCGATGGCGTTCCTGTCCGGCGAGCAGAGCAGCGCCGGGGAGGGTCCGCTGGGCAACTTCGCGATCACCAACTTCACGCGGAGCGAGCCGCTGGAGGAAGGCATGACCGTCAGCGTGACGGCCAAGCTCAGCAAGTTCACCCAGTGGATCGAGTAGCCCCACGCACGAGAAAGGAGCGTCACTGATATGCCCAAGGCAATCATTGCATCACAGGTCCAGATCGGCGGGACGCAGATGAGCGCGTCCAACACGCTCACGGGCAACGCGCAGGAGAGCTATTCGCCGACGACCGACCCGGTCGCGGCCCAGGAAGGCACGCTCGACACCCGAACCGACGCCGACACCGGCGTCGTCGGCTGTTCGACCGGCCACGGGATCGAGACGGGCGACAAGGTGGTCGTGTCGTGGACCGACTCCGGCGTCCGCAAGAGCCGGACGGACATGGATGCGACCGTCGCCGGCGACAACGTGACCATCGACGGCGGGGACGGCGACGACCTGCCGGCGCAGGATTCGACGGTCAACGTCGCTGTCCAGACCGACATGGCCGCCTCGTTCGACGGTGATGATCTGGTGGCCATCGGCGCAACCGCGAGCCGCGACACGACGCTGGTCTTCTACGACAGTGGCGACGCCGTCCTGCTCAAGACGGAACTCTACGCCGGGTCTGCATGGATCTGGCAGAGCGAGGCGGGCACGTCGACGCCGATCACCGGCAACGCCGTCGCACGAATCGCCATCGGCAACCGCGATACCGCAGGCGCCGTCGCGTTCAACCTCGGGCTCCTGCAGAACGTCTAACCACGAAAGGACACCCAGACGCCATGACGAAGTTCACTGACGCCAAGGGCCGCGAGTGGCGCATCACGCTCAGCCTCGGGATGGCCATGCGGATCAAGGATGAGCTGGACATCGACTTGCTCCAGCCGGAGGCGGGTGATCCTCCGCTGCTGACGCGGCTGGGAACCGACGAACTCCTGCTGGGCCAGGTGCTGTGCGTCTTCCTCGCCGACCAGTTCGAACTCCATGGAGTCACCGAGAAGGATGTGAAGTACGGATTCGATGGAGCGACGCTTCTGGCGGCACAGCAGGCGTTTTACGACGAACTGGCGGATTTTTTCCGGAGCCGCGGCCGAAGCGACCGGGCGAAGGCGATCACCAAGCAAGTGGCGCTGATCGCCGCGGCAGTCAAGGCGAACGAGACGCGGATCGACGGCTTCGACGTGAGCGAGACGATCCGCAGCGCGCTGAGCGAGTCGAATCATGGAACGATGTCTGGCGAATCGCCGGCAGCCTCGGCGTCGCCCCGCGCGACCTGACGCTCCGTCAGTTGCTGATGATGGCTGAAGGCCACGGCCGCGAACGATGGGCGCATACATCCGCGATGATGTGGATCGTTGCCATGGTCAATCGTGACCCGAAGAAACGCAAGCCGCGGCCGGACGACTTCAACCCGTATGCCTCGCGTCGGCGACGACGACCCGCCACGCCCGAGGATCTGGCAATGCTCAGGCAGGCCCTGGAGGGCCGAAAGGACACAACGCTATGAATGATGGACTGCATTCGACGCTGAAGATCATCGACCGCAACCGCTACGCCGTCATCGGCATCCTCCTGGCCGCGATGGTGGCAGCGGCGCTCACGGGCTGCCAGGTCACCACGGCCAGCACGCTTACGCCCGGCGAACAGGTGACTGCGGACGAGTTGTCTCGCGAGGTCGCGGTGGCTGACGCCGGCTTCGCGACACGCCGGGCCGACCTGGAAGCGGGCGCCGCCGCATTGAACGCGGACATCGAGGCCCACAACACCGCCGTCGACGCGGCAGAATCGGAGCTTCAGCGTAAGGCCGAGTTCCGGGCGACCATCATCGAGACCGTCGGTTCGCTCGGCATGGCCGCGGCTGAAGGGACCGTCAGTCCCGCCGCGGGTATCGGGGCGTTAGTGCAATTGCTGACGCTGGGCGCAGCCGGCGGGTTGCTTGCGGACAATCGGCGAAAGGATCGGGTGATTGACGCGGAGACCGCGGCCACGGAGAGCAGCAAGGGTTGATTCGTGGCTTCCTCTCAAGGAATCCGAGCCGGTCGCGCCTTCGTCGAGCTCTTCGCCGACGACAGCAAACTCGTGCGCGGCTTGCGGCGGGCGGAGAAGCGACTCAAGGCGTTCGGCGCGAACGTTCGCAACATGGGCATGAGGATGGCTGGCGCGGGAACCGCGATTCTCGCACCCTTGGCGGGAGCAGCCAAGGTATTCTCCAGCTTCGGCGACGAGGTCGCCAAGATGTCCAAGCGCACGGGCGTCTCGGTCGAGTCGCTGTCTGAGCTGCGATTCGTCGCCAGCCAGACGGGCACCGAGTTCGGCACGCTCGAGAACGCTTTCCGCAAGATGCAGCGGAGCATTTACGACGCCGGCCGCGGCCTGTCGACGCAGACCGACGCCCTCGCCCTTGCGGATCTCGGGCTCACCTTCGCCGACCTCGACGGCCTGAGCCCCGAAGACCAGTTCAAGAAGCTCGCCCAGCACATCAGCGAGGTCGAGGATCCGACCCGACGGGCGGCGATCGCCATGAGCCTGTTCGGACGGACGGGCACGAACCTGCTGCCGATGTTCGCCGAGGGCGCCGCGGGGATCGAGCGGCTGCAGGCCGAGGCCCGGAGGCTGGGCCTGACCATGAGCGCCGAAGATGCCGCGGCCGCCGAGGAATTCACCGATGTCCTCGACAAGCTGTGGAAGGTCGTCAAGATGGGCGTCTTCCACGTCGGGGCGGCCCTGGCTCCGGTGCTACAGCGGGTTGCCGAGACGATCACATCCGTCGCGGCGACCATCTCCCGGTGGATCACACAGAACCGCGACCTGATCGTCACCGTGCTCCAGGTCGGCGCGGCCATCCTCGCCGGCGGGATCGTCCTGATGGTCTTCGGGACGGTCCTGTCGGGACTCGGGTCGATCCTGGGGCTGCTCATCACCACAATCACGACCGTCGCCGCCGCGATCCAGATGCTTGGGGCCGCGATTGCCTTCCTTGTCTCACCGATCGGAATGGTCATCGCCGCGGTGGCCGCATTGGGCGGGTACCTGGTCTACACATCGGGCGTTGCAGGCGAAGCGCTCGATTGGCTTGGTGACCGGTTCGGTGTGCTCAAGGCAGATGCGCTCGCCTCGTTCGCGGGCATCTCCGATGCCCTGGCCGCCGGCGACATGGCCCTGGCGATGAAGGTGCTCTGGCTGACGCTCAAGATGGAGTGGACCCGCGGCGTCAACTTCCTGGAGAAGGCCTGGCTCAACTTCCGCAACTTCTTCATCAAGATCGGCTACGACGCCTGGAGCGGTCTGCTGGCCATCGTCGAGACCATCTGGCATGGCCTGGAGGTCGGCTGGATCGAGACGACGGCCTTCCTCTCCAAGACGTGGTCGAAGTTCACCGGGTTCTTCGCCCGGACCTGGGAACGCATGAAGGCATGGGCTTCCAAGGCGTGGACGTGGATCAAGGGGCTGTTCGACGACTCCACGGCCGAGTCCCGGGCAGCCGCGTATGCCGAGATCGACCGACGCAAGGACGCCGCGATCCAACGGATCGAGGATGAGCAGGAACGCAAGATCGCGGCGCGGGAGGCCAAGCGGGCGCGTGATCGCGAACAGGCCGCCGAGATGCATGAGGCGACGATGGCGGTCATCGGCCAACAGAACCTCGACCGTCACCAAGCCCTCGACGACGAGTATTCCTCGCGTATGGCTGAAAACGAATCCGATCTTGCCGCGGCCCGCGCCGAATGGCAGGCCGCTGTCAACGACGCGAGGACTGCCCGTGTGAACGCCGCCGACGGCGGCCCTGCCCTGCCGGGCGCCCCGGGCGGAATCGAACCCCCGGGCGCGATGCTGGCCGCCCAGGCCG